AGCTGCTCTTTGGAACTCTTCTTCATACACAACTTTCAAGAGTTGGGTTCTTTCGGGTGCTCTTTTAAGCGATAGATAATAGGCAAGACCCGCAACCATACAAGGAAGAAACCTAAAAGGAGCATCCGTCGTATTCTGAAGCGTATCTGCATCTTGAATTCTGTTAACATAATAATAAACTAAAGTGTAAGTGGATACGTCTGGGGTGGGCCACACTGTTACTGTGGGTGTCACTTGTCTATCGTAGAAGAATTGACTTGGACGACCCGTTGACGTTTTATTGGGAATATTTAAATATTCACTTCTTGATATTCTTGATATTGAAAAGTCCGTGCTGTTTGAATCTCGAATAACAACGTCAAGTAAATCTGTGAAATTTGTAGAAAAGGAATAGGATGCTGTGCCAGAAGTGAGTGATTGAGTTGCTTGGGTCACTGTCCAGAGGTTAAGTCCTCTATTTGCCCAATCAGCAAACATTAGGTTGAGAGAACGTCGGGCAGTCTTAGCGTCATAGCCTGTCCTTATTTCTATCCCACACCTCTCGTAGGCTTCTTCTATTATTTCTGCTACGTCAAGATCAAAGTCTCTGGAGCTAGATGTTGCCATTTATTCGTCCTCTTCATCATTTGCGTACATATTATCAAATATTTGGTTTACGTCCAATACATAATCCAAGTCTGACTTCGAGTAGTGAATATGCTGAGACGGCTTAAAGTCTGGAGGACCTTCTCCAGTTTCAAACCAAGCGGGATGCGTTACTCTCACACGATTGTTCGGCAAGGCAACAATATTTCCTGTATAGTTGTCTGCTTCTAGTAGTTGCATCACATGGCTCTGTTTATGTTGTGCCGGGTCATCAGCGATCTCACTCTCTGTGTAGTCCACGGTAAACAAGTATTTTGCAGGATAAAACTTAGATCCTATCTTCGCTAACCAGGGACATGGTGTTGCTCTGTCTAGGACATATACAGAATGATGATGTGACGCACAATCCCAAGGTTGTGCTAGATACGTCGCCATAGGGTCGGGCCATCCCTCAAAATCGAAGTCACCGACCAACGCTGTAATCGGCATCCTAGCCCACATTGCACCTCCATGTACATTCTCTTCGTCCTCTGCTTCACAACCTGTGAAGATTAACTGGAAACTTAGGCACCTATTCGGCATGGTAGTAACTGCAATCGCCATAGCGTGTAGAAACTCTCCATGATATTTCTCGTGATTATGCGTATATTCTTTCCGCACCCAACACTTAAAGTGTGGGATGTTACTTTGTAAGTATGGCATTGATTACTTTTTCTTTTTGCCAAGAACCACAAAACCTTTTTCCTTTAAGAATTTTTTAGCAGAAGCTACGGTCATAGTTTTACCTTTGTTGCCCATAAATCCACCATTCTTCATCTTCTTGATAACACCGCCTTTTTTCATCATCTTTTTGACGGTGCCGCCTTTCATCATTCTTTTCTTTGGTTTCATTTTACTTTTCATGTTTTTCTCCTTCTTGCTGCTTGAACTCTTCTTGGCTTCCCTGCAGGTTGACCAATTCTTTTCTTCTGAGATATTCGTTTACGTTTCTCCGAGGACGACATCTCAGAAGCCGTTTTCGGAGTTTTCTTACTTACTCTTTTAGAAGGTCTACAATACGGGGTTCCCCTCTTTTCTCCTTTTTGTCTGCCACAAGCTTTACCCGTGCGAACATCTTTCCAATCTTCTTTAAACCATCTCTTTAGAGCAAGTCCTTTCTTTGTCTTACGAACAGCCATTAAAAAATCCTAGTTTTTTTTCTCTTTCTGCCCTCTACAGTACCACATCCTCTAGCTATAATAACACTAGCCCCATTCTTGAAGCCCCTAGGTAAAGATCTCTTACGAGGTTGATCTGATTCAATCATACCGCCATAAGCTTTTTTCTTAGTAGATTTACCATAATTAGCTGCCCCCACCTTTCGGCACTTTGCTATAGCTCCAGAAGCATATGCTGAAGGAAAAACTCTGTAACGAGCTTTTACCTTATGGTAACAAGCGTCCTTACTACTCCCAGATTTCGAAACTTGCTTTGCCATTTGCGATCTCCCCATTGCCATTTTTAGCACTTCTCCTTATAAAGTCTTCCCACAAAGGTTTTAACATCTCGTGGTTTTTACTCACAGTAACAGACATAACTTCTGTTCTTTTATCTACTTCTATTAAAGTGTACGCCATCCAAGACAGCACACCAAAACCAACAGCCGTTGTGACACCTACTATAATTTGGTTATTCATCAACATCTCCATCGTCTCCTAGCCTGTCTCAATCGGCTATTAGGATCTTTAGCTGCTTTAGGAAATTTCTTCATCTGACCCGCACTTCTGGCACAGTAAGACTTACGTCTAGACTTGTCCTTAGTAGAAAGGTTCTTCTTCTTAGTAACAGCCGTCTTTAACTTACTACCAGGGTTCTCTCTTCGGTAACGAGCGACACCTGCTTTGGTCATCCCCGCTCCTTTTTTAGTGGAGCGGAAATACTTTTTCGTTTTTGGTGGCTGTTTATCTCGCTTACGATCAGCCATAGTTCTTACGCATAGCCAAAATAATCGTATAGGTATCTGCACTAGAGTGACCTACAGTTGTAAACTGAACATCCCCCGTAACTCCAGAACCCGCGTTATTCGGTATGCCACCAAAATCCCTATAATCGTGATGTCCACTTTGATTCTCACCAAGCTGAATGGCTAGAACATCTGAGGTAGCATCAAATAGTATGCTTACTTTCATACCAAGACACTGCCACCATATCTGTTCTATCGCTACGCCCGTGCAAGTAGCACCGTCAGTGTTCGTAGAAAGAGCACTAACATCTACTTTAGTGACGGCACTTTCGCCCGTGCCGTCACTTATATTGGTGAACTTCATAACAACTTGTTTTGGACCATCGAGTATCGTTTGTGAGGCTACTGCATCAGCCATATTGCCCTCCTAAAAACAATTATTCGTTAATTATTCTACTCATTTTTACATAATGACAATGAATTGCTTCAGCAGCCGCTGCCCCCGCTTCAATTCCAATGTAAGGAATCAAATCAACATCATCTGTCATAGCAGCCGATTTAGTTGTTCCAGTAGTAACAGAAGTTCCACCTGTGCTTCCAGATGTACTTGTTATGTTGTACTGAACACCATTTACAAAAATAGACATTTGTCTTGAACTATCAAAAGTAATTTTTAAATGGTAAATTGTATCAGCAGCCACAGTAATAGGTAATACACTAATGTGGTCAGTACCACCAATACTATGAACAAAATGTAACAAGGTAAAATCATCAAATGCTTCACTGTTAGTAGCATCAGTCTGAAACTTAAAATATGCCTGATCATCATCAGTTGCGATCAACTGGTCATTAGTAAGTTTTAAACCCGCCCAAACTTTTTGGTTATCAATTGCAGGTAATGAGATTGATGTTTCCCAATGCACTTGGTTCTCGGTGCCCCATTTGCATCCGGCCCATGCTGTCGCAGCAGTATCTAAATGTGGAGTAAGCACTGCTTGATCTTGGTCAGCACCTGCTGTTGTTGCAACAATTCCTGCCGAAGTAGTGTTAAAAGTACACAAAGCTGTAGTCATATTAGTTCCAAGTGCTTCCCAATTTCTATTCAAAGCTCTTTGAACTTCAACTGTTGATACTTGGTCAATGTCTGCATTTAAACCAGGTCTTTGTAAAAACCATTCGTCTAAATAAAAACGTCTTGTGTCTTGTGGATAATCTCCAAGGGTTCTGTCTGATACTAAACCAGTAGTAGAATCTTTACTGATTAGTTTCATTCCATTTTGTGACCGTATTGGTCCTGAAAAAGTTGTATTAGCCATATTTACCTCCAATCTGGCAATGTCTACCACATTATGTGATAGTTTGGATATTTAGAATATAAAACAATTCCACACAAAAAGAAAGGGCGATTTTACTCGCCCTTTAAGTTGGGAGGAAAACTATGAAATTAGGCTCCTGGTGACCCAAATACACAACGAGGATCTGAGAACCCGAAAGAATATCTCTCACGAGCCTTATACCTCATGTTACCTGTGTCGAAGTCAGATTCCATGTTTGTTGAAAGAGGTGTTCTTTCAAAATGTAAGAAACCTCTTGGAGTGTCAGTCATGATGAAGAAAGCATCAGTGTCTGTTAGGAAGTCATTCACAGTATAACCCTGTGGAAGCATTCCCATTGACCTAACAGCGTTCACATCATTGTCGGCAGTTCCAGATCTAAGCGTAGAAGCCATCAATCTCTCAGCAACAAACTGTAGCTGTCGAGGAATGATAAGCTTTGTGCCTCGAAGTGCAACTTTTAGACCACGCTCATTTCCCT